AATAACCAATGCTGAAGCCTGTAAAAGAATGCTGGCAGAACAGCCGAAGAGAGCTGCCACCGCCATAAGTTCCGCCGCCAACAGGGCATTGGTTGCAGGCAGGGCGATGTTGTCCAAAGGCATTCGCTCAGAGTACAGCATAAGGGCAGGCACCATAAAGAGCCACACCAAGCTAAAAAAAGCCTCCAAAGGCACCCAGAGCGGTGAACTTAGGGTATCTGGCAGGCCTATTGACCTGATGGAGTTCAACCCCAGCATAAGCCGGGGTGGCATGGTAAGCGTGCGGATCAAGAAGACCCGCAAGAAACTGCCTCATTCCTTCTTTGTGGCAGCGGGGCGGGCAGGCATATACCACAGGGCTACAAAAAAGCGGTTGCCTATTGAGCGGGAGTTCACCTTGTCCGTGCCTCAGATGGCAGGAAATGTGAATGTTTCCACTGCGGTACAAAAGCGAATGAGCGAGGTATTTGTAGAACGGCTTGAACATGCCATGACTTATGGAAGGGGACAGGGCTACGAATGACACCTATGAGATGCGCCAAGGAATTGGCAGAGTTTTTGCAGGGCAAGTTTGACAGCGTAGGCTACACCTCCACAGATGAAAAGCTGGGGGGCAAGCCTATGCATGTGTATGCAGGGTTCTTGCCCAGGGCTATGAGCGAGAAGGACAAGCAGGAACAGGATCCATGTGTTGTGATACGGCCTGTCAAGGTCAATGACCTGGATATGGAGTCAGAGGTGGAGCTTCAGCTGCTGGTGTGCACCTACAATAGGGACTTAAGCACAGGGCATATGGAGCTTTACCATGCATTGGAACTATGCCGACAGTGGCTATGCCAGACTCCTGTGGTAAATGCCATGTTCCGGCTCAAGAAGCCTATAGAAACCGGCATACCTGAGGAACAAGGCTTTCCAGAATGGCTGGGGTACATGAAGGTGACATATACTATCGGCATGCCTGGCTACAATATTGAGCAAATCCTAAAGGATGAAAAGAATTTTTGACGAGGTGATAAAGATGGCAAAGACAAAGGCTGCAGCAAATGCGGCAAGCCAGCAGGGTACTACAGTCGTATATGTAGGACCCAACCGCCTGAACAAGGCACTGAAGACCTACACCGTTTACAAGGAAATGCCCCAGGCATTGATTGACAGCCTGGTGGAGGATTATCCCACCATTGCAAGGCTCTTTGTAAATGTAGATGATTTGGGCCAGGCCATGGCAGATGTAAAGAAAAAGGGACATCCTTTGTATCTGTCTGCCTGTGAAGTAATGGGAGGTGAGGAGTAATGGCATACAAGCACGGCATATATGGCCAGGAGGTGGCAACCTCCCTGGTGCCAATGACCCAGACTGATGCTGGCCTTATTGTTGCCTTTGGCACAGCTCCTGTTCACCTGGCAACAGACCCGGTGGCAGCCCATACTCCTGTCCTCTGCTATACCTATGCAGAGGCAGTAGCAGCCATGGGCTACAGCGATGATTTCGAGAGCTACACCCTTTGCGAGGTTATCAAGAGCCAGTTCTCTTTGTTCAACATGGCTCCTATTGTGCTAGTAAATGTTCTGGACAGCACTAAGCATATCAAGGACAACACCCAGTTTACCTACGAGATAAAAGACAAGGCTGCCACCATTGCAGAGCCAGCACTGCTGGATACGTTGAAGGTATATACAGATACTGAAAAATCTGCTGAAGCAGTCAAGGATACCGACTACACCGTAGGCCATGACGATGAGGGCAATGCAGTAATTACTGTTCTCTCCACTGGCGCCCTGAAGGATGCTGAAAGCGTGACCGTGGAGTATAAGATGGTTGACCCTGCTGCCGTAACCGCCAAGGATATTATTGGTGGCATTGATACCGTTACCGGCAAGGCAGAAGGAATGGAGCTTGTTGACGAAATCTATCCGAGATTCAACAAGGTGCCTGGCATTATCATTGCCCCTGGCTTTTCCCATGAAAGCACCGTAGGAGCGGTAATGAAAGCCAAGACCACCAATATCTGCGGACATTTCCGGGCCATTGCCATTGCAGACGAGCCTACGGATGAGGTCAACAAGTATACCGCAGCCTCTGCATGGAAGAACAGCAATAACTACATTGATACATCCCTGGTACTGTGCTGGCCTATGCTTTCCTTGGGTGGAGTCAAGTACCATATGTCCACCCAGCTGGCCTCCTTGATGAACAAGGTGGATGCAGCCAATGGGAATGTGCCATATCATTCTCCATCCAACCAGTCCTTCCAGGCCGATGCAGCAGTATTGGAAGATGATAGCGAGATTTATCTCAATACAGCCAATGCGGCATACCTTAACGGCCAGGGCATTGTTACAACGCTGAACTTTATTGGCGGCTGGAAAGCCTGGGGCAACCGTACTACGGTTTACCCATCCAACACTGATGTAAAGGATGCATTTATCCCAATCCGCCGTATGTTCAACTGGGTACTTAATACTCTGATTACCAGCTTCTGGAGCAAGATTGACGAGCCTACCAACAAGCGGCTTATCAGCAGCATTGTAGACAGTGCTAATATCTGGCTCAATGGCTTGACTGCCAAGCAGTATTTGCTGGGCGGCCGTGTAGAGTTCCGGGAGGATGAAAATACCACTACCGACCTGATGGACGGCATTATCAACTTCCATGTGTACTTTACGCCGCCATCTCCTGCAAGGGATATTGAGTTTATTCAGGAATACGATACCGACTACATCAGCACGCTTTTTGAATGAGGTGAAATAAATGGCATATAACGCAGTGAGAGACAAGCTGACAGATTTTGCCGTGTTCTACGGCGGCGATCAGCTGCTGGGCATGGCAGATATCAGTCTGCCTAGCATCGAATACAAGACCGAAACCTTGAGCGGCCCAGGCATTGGCGGCGAGGTGGAAATGCCTACCATGGGGCAGACCTCCAGCATGGAAGTGCAGATCAACTGGCGAACCATCAATGCAGACCTGACGGAGCTTCATGCACCAAAGGCCCATGACCTGGAGTTCCGTGGAGCTATTGCCCATTATGACAGCTCCACCGGAACCATTGAGCAGATTCCTGCCGTTATCAAGGTGCGGGGCATTCCAAAATCCATGGAGCTGGGCAAGCTGGAAACCTCTGCCACCATGGATGCCAGCAATACTCTGGAGTGCACCTATTTGAAGGTTGCTTACAATGGCGAAACCAAGATCGAGATTGACAAGATGGCAAGGGTATTTGCCATCAATGGCACTGACTACATGGCAGCGGTAAGAACAGCCCTTGGGCTGTAATCAAGTACAAGAAAAGGGCTATCCGTAACGGTAGCCCTGATTTTGTCCAGGAGGCAAGCATGGCGGCAAATGACTATCACGTAATTATGTATCAAGTCCTACTATATCTGTATGACTGCTTAAAGAAGGGCGTCGATCCGGACAATGAGGCAGTAGAGGCATACAGAAAGCTCCATGAAATCAATATGAGGTATTGGAGCAGGGTTATTATTGATATGCAGAACGATGGCTACATCGAAAAGGCAACGGTTTTTGTCATCACAAATGTAGGCTGGCAAGGTGCCAGAATAACAAGGGACACGACCATAACAAGGAAGGGCATTGAGTATCTGATAGATAATTCCCTTATGCAGAAAATCAAGGAATTGGGTGCTGATGCCATCAAGGGAATGATTTCAAGCCTTGGCGGTGCCGTGTTGAATTGAGGAGGTAGAGCATGAAGATTGAATTGACTAAGGCTATTACATACCAGGATAAGGAATACAAGGAAATTGAGTTTGACTTTGACAGCCTGACAGGGGCGGAAATCCTGGAAGCAAGCTCCGTATTCCAGGGGATTGGCACCGGTGGGAATATGAACAAGATGTACGAATCCCTCTTGCCACAGTTGTCCATGCAGTTCCAGGCAAAGGTGGCCGCCATGGCGGCAAAGGTTCCTTATGAGGTTGTATTGAAGCTGCCGGCAACGGAGTTCTTGCAGGTGACGAATATGGCAAAAAGTTTTTTATTACCATCGGCCTGATGCCGAGAATGGGGCTGCACGTAAGGTTTGAAGCCATAAGAAAAGCCACGCTGGCTATGAGCGTGGCTACATATACGCCTGTTCCTTACTGGCTGTCAATACCATTGGCAGAGCTGGCAAGGTGGGTAGAGGATTTCTTGCAGATGCAAAAGGAAGCAAAGGTTAGTCATTAGAATCGGATGGGCCAATTTTTTTTACAACCCATGCCGGCCGCTTTACTTCCGGGTGCTTCTTGAAGTAGTACAAGGCAATCTTGTTGCGTATGTACACCAGCGGAAGCGCTATTGCTATGGCCATCAGGACAATTATAATAAATGGACCGATGGGGATAGGCTGAAAGATGCAGACTGCTATTTCCTGCACTACATCAAAAATGTAGAAAATCAAGGCAAAAAATCCCATAACGACAAAAAGGACGATAAAGCCTGCGGCACACAAAAGATCACTTATAAAATCGAACATAATAACACCCCTCTCACAAATAATTATACCATATTCTAGGAAGGGAGTGACACAAAAAGCATGACAAAAGAAATGTCCCTTATTTTTTCTGTAGGCGGGCAGATTGCCAGCAGCTTTGGCAGTTCCACACGAGGGGCGGCCAAAAACATACAGCAGCTGCAGAGCCGGTCCAAGCAACTGGAGAGCTCCATAAAGGCAGTAGAAAGGGCGCAAAAGCTGCTGGAACAGGCATTTAAGGCTGGCGGCATGAGTGCTGAAAAATACCAGGAACATCTAAAGCAAATGCAAAGCCAGACAAAGTCCTACCAGAAACAGCTGGGGGAGGTTGCCGTAGCCCAGGCAAATGCAGCCAACAACCCACAGGGAACAGGACAGGGAGACGGCGGCACAAGGCTTGCAGTCATGGCAAAGGGGGTGGCGGCCGCTGCTGCCACAGCCGAAACTTTGAAGATATGCATAGACAATGCCATAGAGTTTGAGTCAGCCATGGCTGATGTCAAGAAGGTTGTGGACTTTGACACGCCACAGCAGTTCAAGGAAATGAACAACGATATCATAGCCTTGTCAAAGACCATACCTATGACGGCCAATGATATAGCCAAAATGGTAGCGGCCGGCGGCCAGGCGGGCATAGCCAAGGAAGAATTGCTGGGGTTTGCTGAGTCTGCTGCCAAGATGGGCGTTGCCTTTGACATTACGGCGGATCAGGCTGGCGACATGATGGCAAAGTGGCGAACCGCTTTCAAGATGAACCAGCAGGATGTAGTGACTCTGGCGGATAAGATTAACTATTTAGGCAATACCGGTGCGGCTACAGCACCACAGATTTCCGATGTAGTGTCCAGAATAGGCCCATTGGGCGAAGTTGGCGGCGTTGCATCGGGAGAGATTGCTGCATTAGGTGCATCAATCGTTGCCTGTGGCAGACCACCTGAAATAGCTGCTACGGGTATAAAGAATTTGATTTTAGCATTGACTGCTGGCGAAAGTGCCACAAAATCACAGACAGAGGCTTTTCAGGCACTAGGCTTTGATGCTACGGACATGGCAAAAAGAATGCAGGTAGATGCCAGAGGTGCAATTGTTGATGTAATGAAAGCATTACAAGCCTTGCCAAAAGAAAGGCAGTCAGCTATATTGAGCCAATTATTTGGCAAGGAATCAATCGAAGCAATTTCTCCATTGCTTTCCCAGCTTGGCGTACTGGAGGACAACTTCAAAAAGGTGGGGGATGCTGCAGAATACAGCGGCTCCATGGATAAGGAGTTCCAGGCACGGTGCGAGACTACAGAAAACAGCATTCAGCTAATGAAAAACTCCCTTACAGCCATGGCGATAAACCTGGGCACTGTTCTTTTGCCAACTATAAAGGAAATGGTTGAGGTGGCGGCAGTTGCAGTCAATGGCATTGCGAATTTTGCCACACAGCACGAAACCTTGACCAAGGTTCTGATATATGCTGCCACGGCGGCGGCAGGCTTTGGCCTGGCACTAAAGGCATTCAATATCTTGCAGCCACTGATAGGGATAGTCAAGACGGCAATTATGGTCTTTAGGGTATTGTGGATGGTGCTGGCAGCTTCGCCTATTGGACTGGTCATTGCGGCTGTATTTGCCCTGATTGCAGGACTGATGTATCTATGGGAGACAAATGAAGGCTTTCGCAATGCAGTTATATCTGCCTGGGAAGCTATCAAGAATGCGGCGGTTCAGGCTCTTAACAGTGCCTACGAAACCATATCTCAGACAATGGAGTCCATACAAAACACCGTCAGCGAGGCAATAGAATTGATTCAGCAGAAATGGCAGTCCCTTAGGACGTTTTTGTCCAATCCAATCCAGGGCACGGTGAACCTTATCAAGCACTTTACAGGCAGTGATGATGAAGGTGGAGATGATGTTTCCCACAATGCCAAGGGCGGTATCTACAACAAGGGTGCCTTTTTGACTACCTTTGCAGAGGACAGCCCAGAGGCGGCAATTCCTTTGGACGGCTCCAGGAGAGCTGCCAGCCTGTGGCAGCAGACTGGAGAAATGATGGGATTGACTGGGGGCAACAACATGAATGTCAACCTATCCATACCGGTAACCATCAATGGCAATGCGGATGCAGGAACGGTAAACCAGATTCAGCAGAGCATAGACAGCGCTGTAGAAAGGGCACTTGCCCGCATTCAGCACCAAAGGGGGCGGGTAAGCTATGCCTAGTACATACACGACCGTATCAGGGGATATATGGGACAATATTGCCTACCAGCAGCTAGGCGGGGAAAGATATACCTCACTGCTGATGGAAGCAAATCCCCAGTACCTGGATACGGTAAGGTTTGAGGCCGGAATAGAGCTGACATTGCCGGAAATAACCAGCCCTACCCCTGAGACCTTGCCGCCATGGAAACGGTAAGGGAGGTGGCAGGATGAAGAGTCGCAGGGCAAAAGTAAAAATCTCCTACAATGGAAAGGATATATCCACAGATCTGGTACCATATCTCAAGAGCTTTGACTTTAATGATGTCATGGATGGGGAGGCAGACGATATATCCATAACCCTGGAGGATATGGCAGAACTATGGGAGTCTGACTGGCTGCCGGAAAAAGGCTCTACCATAAAGGCAGCTATTGTGATTACGGACTGGGATAGCGAGGGAGAGAAAGAGCTTGACTTGGGACAGTTTGAAATCGACGAGATTGAGCTGACCGGGCCGCCTCATGAGGTAAAAATAAAGGCCGTATCAGTGCCGGACAACAACACCTTGAGAGGGGTGGAGAAAAACCGGAGCTGGGAGAAGGTCAGGCTGTCGGAGATATGCCAGGACATTGCCAGCGGTGCAGAAATGGAACTGTTCTATGATGTAGACACAGATCCGGAGCTGGACAGGGCAGAGCAGACAGAGGAAAGCGATTTGGCATTCCTGCAAAGGCTTTGCCAGGACAATGGATATGCCTTAAAGGTGTCAGATAACAAAATCATTGTATTCGATGTGGTGACATACGAGGCAAAGGATGCCGTTGCCACAATAAGCCGTGAGAGCAGCATGGTCAAAAGCTACTCCATAGCCAGCAAGACCAGGGATGTATATAAGTCATGCCATGTAAAATACACCAACACCAAAACCGGTGAAACCATAGAGCATACCTTTACCCCTGATGAAGACAAGGCAGGCAAGACCTTGGCAGTAAATGAGCAGGTAGAAACGGTAGCAGAGGCAGAGAAGCTGGCTAAGAAGAAGCTAAGGGAAAAGAACACGGATGAAATAACCGTGAAGCTGACCATGGTGGGCAATATTGAGCTTTTGGCGGGCTGTACAGTCAACATAAAGGGCTTTCATGGCTTTGATGGCAAATACATCATAACCAATGGCAGCCACACCATAGGCGGTGGCTACGAGCTTCAGCTGGACATGAGGAGGTGCCTGGATGGCTATTGACAGCCATATCAAAAACTTTATCCGCATGGGGCGGGTATCAACAACCAATCCCCGGAAAATGACTGTAAAGGTTGTGTTCGAGGATAAGGACAATATGGTATCGGACGAATTGCCGATATTGGTACAAGGCAGCAGCAAAAACAGGCACTATTGGCTTCCAGATATTGGAGAGCAGGTTTGCTGCCTGATGCTGCCTAATGGCCACAATGCAGGCATTTGCCTTGGCTCCTATTATTCAGAGGCAGACCCGCCAAGCACCAACAGCCAGGAGGTGCGGCGGATGGACTTTGGAGACGGCAGCTATGTGCAATTTGACAGGGCTACCGGCAACCTGGATATCAATTGCACAGGGGAGATACGGATAAACGGCAAGGCGATTTATTTGAACTAGGAGGTGGATGCTATGCCACAGGCAACAAGGCAGGGGGACAGCACCACAGGTACTTGCAATCTGGGGCTTGACTGTTGCCCTCACAGCCGTAGCGGCACAAACAGCCAGGTAAGCGGCAATGTATTCGTGAATGGGCTGGGAGTGCACCGATTGTCAGACACAGGGCCAACAAACTGCCCCCATGGAGGCACATTTAGGAGCGTGTCCGCATCGGCTACGGTTTTTGCCAATGGAATGGGCGTAACCCGCATCGGAGACACTACGGTATGCACCTCCTGCGGACAAAGCGGCAGCCATGTGGTAGGCAGTCCAAATGTGATAGTAGGAGGCTAATATGGGTATATGGGATTCTCTATTGTCCAGCGTGGGCAAGGCAGCGGCTGTTTCATCCAAGCTAGGAACGCTGGGAGATATATCCTTTCGGGTATCTGGCTACAACGATATTTTCACCTATGACAATTATTCCAGGAATGCCAGCGTAAGGACGGCAAGCCACGAGATAATAGGAGAAAAATCCATAACGGAGTATCTGGGGCCAGGGCTTCAGGAAATAAGCTTCAACATTAAGCTGAATGCCCAGTGGGGCGTAAATCCCCTAAAGGAAATTGAACGGCTTATCGACTACTGCGAAAGCGGTACGGTGCTAACCTTTACGATGGGAGGCAAGAGGGTAGGCAAATACAAATGGCTTATTGAAAACGTGGACAGCAGTGCCAAGTATTACGACAATGCAGGAAATATGCTTTCAGCAGATGCCAGCGTGAAGCTGAAGGAATATGTACCGTCGTCGGCGATGGGAGGTAGCAGCTGATGAAAATTCTTGATATAGACGGCAAAAGCACAACAACCTTGTATTGGAGTCCGGCAAACGAGCTGGAGGAAATCATCCAGAATGTGCGGACTATCCTTACTACGGTAAAAGGCAGCGTGCCTCTGGACAGGGGCTTCGGCATGGATGCTTCCATAATAGATACCCCTGCTACCAATATTGAAGGGCGGCTGACGGTGGAAATCATGGAGACGGTGGAAAAATACGAACCACGGGTACAGGTGCAAGAGGTAAGCTTCAGCGGGGATGGAGCAGAGGGCATTATATACCCAAGGGTTAAGGTGGTGATTTTATGACACTTGAAGATGTGAATTTTGTAGATACCGATACGGACACCATAAAGAAGGAAATCATTGCCAGCTATGAGGCCGTAGCCGGGCGGACGTTGGCAACGGCTGACCCTATACGGCTGTTTTTGGAAACCATAGCGGCGTTGATAGTCAAGCAGAGGGTGCTTATTAACTACACGGGGAAAATGAACCTCCTGGCTTATGCTACCGGTTCCTACCTGGATCATATTGGGGCATTGGTGGGAGTAAGCAGGATAGAGGCATCCAGCGCAACGGCACATTTTTTGATTACATTGTCTGCTGCACGCAGTGTGGCTGTAACCGTGCCAAAGGGCACCAGGGTTACGCCGGGCGGTGATGTTTACTTCGCCCTGGATGAAGATACAATTATCCCTGCCGGGGAAACCACGGCAACAGTAGAAGGTTCCTGCCTTGCTACCGGTGACAGTGGCAATGGCTTTGCCGTAGGAGAAATCAGCAAGATTGTAGACCCTATCGGCTATGTTGATATCATAACAAATACAACCGTCAGTGATGGTGGAGCAGATAGGGAATCTGACGACAACCTAAGGGAACGCATCAGGGAAGCTCCTGAAAAATATTCCACAGCAGGAAGCAGGGGAGC